ATAAGTTCGATTGCACTACTAAAGGCTGTATAGGTTATTGTCTGGTAACACGTACGGAGTGAGTTTAGATTTTCAAATTATTAAGTAGAAAGCGATATGGGAAGTTTTAAGGTAATAATGATGCGATTCTTATGCTTATTTGATAAGCCAAAGAAAAAATTCGTATTGACCGATAGATATATAATAAGAGATGGAGTTAAGCTTTACAGAATAAAGTGTATAAAATCATTCGGACCATTTAAAAAAGGAGAATTGGGAGGTTATGTAGAAAGAGAAGATAACCTCAGCCAATTTGGTAATGCATGGGTATACGATGATGCATGTGTTTTTGGTCATGCAAGAGTTTACGATAATGCAATTGCATGCGGAAATGTGTGTATATCTGGAAATGCAGAAGTATATGGTAATGCGTTTCTCTGTAATAATGCAAAGGTTTACGGAAATGCAAAGATACATGAAAAAGCAAATATACAAGACAATGCAAAAGTATTTGATTATGCCGATGTATTTGGAAATTCAACTGTATCTGGTAATGCAAAGGTATTCGGCAATGCATTCATTTCCGGAGGAGCAATAATTTACGATAGGGCAAAAGTGGAAGGATACGCATTGGTAAGCGATGAATCAAAGGTATTTGGCGATGCTCGTATATCAGGTTATTCAACGATATTACGTAATGTATCGATATGTGGTGAAGCATATATATCAGGTTATGCGTTTATTGAAGATGACAGCAAACACTGTGGCTTTGAATGTAGAATTTTTAATGAGAAACACGTCCATGCTTATATGACAAAATACAAAAAAATAGAGATAACGTGTGGGCTTTTCTGTGGAGACATTGAAGCTTTTGAAAAAATAGCCAAGGGAACTGGGGATGAAAATGAATGCCAGGCAATCATTGCCATCATCAAAAAAAGATTCGGTTTGGATGGATAACGATAAAGTTGTACTGATTGAGCTTCCGGATGATGTAGCACTGTTGCTACATGCTCGTAACCGTGGAAGCCATTAAAAAGGAGAAGTTCTTTGAATAAGACACATCCATCTCACATCCCAACTTAATTGATTTTAGCCTTGTGCAGTAAATCCCCCATGTGTATGCATGTCATACGCCTTTGCAGATATTGTAACCGTTAATCCATCGTTAGTAGATTCAATAGTTAGAAGTTCCATTTTTTCAAACTCTTCAAGAATCAATCCGACCTGGAATGGAAGGCATCCACAATATTGAGATAATTCACGGTTATTAATATCAATTTCGAGGGAATTAGAAGACAGCAAATACTCTAAAGCTAAGTCTTTCATTTGGGGTGTAATAAGCTTGATTGCCATAAGATTAATGATTTAGTGAATAATACTACAAAGATAACAAATATGATGACAAGTTCGGACATAAACAGGCTGGCAGCAAAGGTGGCAGAACAGGTGCTGCAGATGACAGACGAGCTGATGACTCCCAAGCAGGCGGCTGAATACTTAGGAATAAGCCTGAACGCCCTGCAACAGCGGAGGTCCAAGACACAGATACCATCCCACAAGAAAGACGGATGCGTGTACTACAGTAAAAGAGAATTAACCGAATATTATCTGAATCTATGAAACTGAATGACATGACTAAGGGGGCACTTTTATGCCTCGGAATGATGGTAATTATGGCGATAGCCGGAACATGCGACTACCAGGATGCCACACACTTCCAACGTACAGAGGAAGAAAAAGATATTGAGCCTGCAGACACTACAGAGAGTGCATACGATGTGATGCGATACGTGCAGGCAATGGAGAAGAAACTACCGCAGTGATGCGCTATACATCATACTTTAACTCATTTCATCCCGGTCCAGCAATGGGCCGGGATATTCTAAAGCAACATCATAAAAACATAAGATAATGGAAACAACGAACAGGAAGTCAAAAGAGGATGACATGATTGTATTGTTACCTCTTACCAATGCAGATCCTCCGTCACATGTGGAGATGGACGAGCATCTGGCACATGCGAAAGAACAGGTAAGCAGAATAAGTTCAATTAAGCCAGTCCGCAAAATACACATTCCAAACGGATATGTGATGACCACACGGCCAGAGATTTGGGATGGATATAAGCTGGACGCTAAATCAACGGTATTATAGTAATAACCTAAAAATGTAATAGAAATGGGAACATGGTTTGAGTGCAAAATCCGTTACGAAAAGACAATGGAAAACGGAATGAAGAAGAAGGTGAATGAATTGTATCTGGTAGACGCTATGAGCTTTACAGAGGCTGAATCGCGTATCATTGAAGAAATGCGGCCATTCATCACAGATGAGTTTAAGGTGACAGCAATCAAGCTGGCCAACTACAGAGAGTATTTCAACAGCGACAAGGAACATGATGACAAGTGGTATAAGGTAAAAGCAAACTTTATCACCGTTGATGAGAAGTCAGGCAAAGAAAAGCGGTCCGGCTGGTATGCACTGGTTAAGTCAGACAGTACGGTCAATGCGGAGAAGTATTTCCATGAACGGATGAAGGGAACACTGTCGGACTACATTGTAGAGTCTGTATCAGAGACAGCCCTCATGGATGTGTACACATACGAAACGGAGTCTGAAACAGATGAAACAAGATAGGAATATGACCACAATATATGTACATCCGTCAGTAATGAAAAGAATAAAATCGGGCAACCTCTCTCCTATCACGACCAGATATGAGGTTGATGTGGGAGAAATTGTGGAAGTGATGGATGATGATGAGGTTAGTTCCGTCATTACAAAAGTAAAGAGTGTGAGGAAAATGGCTGTAGGTCTGTACCAGGTTGAATTAAAAGATCCGGCCACGGCATTTATTGAATAATTAAAAAACAGAAATCACTGGCTCCATCAGGATAACACATAATCTCATGGAATAGTGTTTAAGGTTAGAAAAGGTAAAGGTAATGAGATTGGGAGCCGGTGATTTTTTATAGATACTATGTGGAACAATAAACGAAAAAGCAAGACATCAGGAAAGACGGAGCATCAGAAACTGGTAGCAACGCTGGACAGATGGTTTTCAAAGTACATCCGGCTGAGGGATTCATTTGTAAGCAATGGAGAACTGTTTTTCCGCTGTATCAGCTGTGGAAAAATTAAGTCATACGATGAGGCTGATTGTGGCCACTACATCAACAGAGGTCACATGTCAACCAGATTTGATGAAGACAACTGCCATGCACAATGTAAGTTCTGCAATCGGTTTGATGAAGGAAACATCTACAACTACAGGGAACGGCTGATAAATAAAATCGGCCTGAGCCGGGTGCTCTTACTTGAAGCAAAGAAGAACCAGACCTGCAAGCTGAGTGATTTTGAGCTGAAAGCTCTGATAAGCCATTACAAAGCCGAGGTTAAAAAGCTGGAGGAGGAAAAATGGGAAAAGAAATGATAACAGTACCTCTGAGTGAATGGAATGATATGAAGAAAAGGTTAAGCGATATACAGAAGAAGGTTGAAACGCTGTATAACCGTGAAACCGACTATGTTTCCATGTCGGAGTTGTGTGAGTGGTTACAAATATCACGTACCACACTATGGAGGCTAAGAAGTGAAGGAAAGATAAAGACATACCTTATAGGAGGGAAAATGGTAGCGAATAAGGATGAGATTCAGACGCTGCTGAATGAAGGAAAGATATAATTGAAACAACATGTTTGACAAGATGATTTTTAATGCCCAGATTGATTTTGTACGTGATGCGGAAAGGATAGCCAGGAAGCACCATCTGATACAATGTACGGAGGGAAACGAAATCTATTATCAGTCATCGGCATTAAGCAACATCGAGGGTATATGGTGGAAGATACGAGGAAGAACGGCCCAAATAAAATGCTCACTGCATAAGATATTCTGGAGGTGCAGATATGGCACGCTGGACAACTCTCAGATGTTCACCATATCGGATGCCAAACAGATTATATCAGAGCTGCTGGATGAATGGGATATAAATCCGGAACAGGTAAGAATAACCTATTATGAGGTAGGTCTGAATATACCAGTTGACCATGATCCGATTGAGTACATATCCCTGGCCGAATCTATTGGTATAATGAGGAACAGGGAGCTCTTCAATGATGCGAACTTTGAAAAGAACCGTCAGAAAACAACGGAGAAATCAAAGAACATCAAGAAGGTTTTCAAGATTTATGACAAAGGATTTGAGGCACGCGATAAGGGAAGACTATGTGAAGGTAATATTCTAAGGATTGAGACCATATACAGGAGACAGTCTGTCAACCTGATTGACTTTTTCTCTGAGAAGTCGATATACAACATCATACATACCTTCTACCGTGACTGGGCCACAATAGGATTCAGACAGAGACTAACTGCAGACAAAGGTATCAAATCAAGCCAGATAGATAAGGCTGAGGCTTTGTTGAGGCTGGGAAGGGATGACTACCTGAGAAGTACATACGAACGTTGGAAGTCAGGACATTTAACTGACAAGCAATATCGTACTATAAGAGAGTTCATCAACTCATGGGATGAGATTAAATGCCATTTCAGGATGCTTCAATCACCTCATGAGATTGAGTATAAGAGCAAGTTACTGAGCCTTTTCAATGAGGCAAAAAATTAATGACCTTATAGGCATATAGGAATATGACTGAAAATCAAAGTAATAACTTTTTCGTGAAACGTATTGAAACAGCATTTGTTTCATTTAGGGAGTTATTTTGTGTCCGGTTATCTTTTCAGGTAACTTGTCCTATACAGCCATTAGCTGGTCGGTAAACCTTAAAACAAGGATATGGAAAAAGAGAAACGAACAATCTGTTATGCGACTAACAGGAAAGACGAAATAGCAAGAATACAGGCTGAATATTCCTTACCTGCAGGATACAACATAAATAGAGAAGTTGAATGTATGCTGTCAAAGGATGACATCAAGAACTTACAGGAAGAAGTGAAGAAAGGTTTGATTGAAATTAGGAGGAAATAGCAATGAAAGCAGTAAGTATGGAACAAGCTATCAAAATATATCTGGATAATCGTGCAAAGACCGATTCTCTCTTTGCTGAAACCTACAAGAAAGCAAACAAGAGCATAAAGGAATGCTGCAAGTATATTTACTCACAAGCCAAGAAGCTGGCAAAGGGAGGAAATGCAGTCGGGGTGGATGATGCAACCGTCTATGGATGGGCCGTACACTACTACGATGAGGACAACATTAAGGTGGATAAAGTACAGGAACGTGTAGAAGTGGCAGCTCCGGCTGCTGTTCAAGCACCAGCCAATGAAGAAAAGCCGGCGCAGCAGAAACCTGCAAGGAAGAAAACGAAGCAAGAGCTGTTTGATGAAAGACAACTGTCACTATTTGATTTTGAATCATGAAGCCAAGGACAAAACGTGAAAGGCTGGTGGCTGAATTGAGTAGTAAGCTGCCAGCGATAACAGAAGCACAGATAAGATGGGGAAAGAAGCATTGCTTCCCACATAACGCTTACCGCTGTAAGGATGAAATGTGGTGCAGTGAATGTGGAAAGATGTGGATTGATGTAACTGGCCAGAAGGAAGGGTATATCACGTGTCCTTACTGCGGTGAAAGATTGGAAATGAAGGTAAGCCGTAAGACCAAGGATAATGCAGTAAGCTATCTGACAGTCGCTACAACATCGGGAGATTTTCAGGTGCTCCGTCACTTCTACACAGCCAGGTATGCAAGGAAAGAACGTGACACACATTATTTCATCGATGAGGTATGCCAACAGTGGATAACTTCTGACAACAAAGAGATTGTTATCGCCAAAGCTATGAATATGGGGTGTAGAGGTTGGATTCATACTACAGACATGAGTCTCAAGCAGAGCGGAAATATATACTATCCACATTCATACGACATAGACGGTTATGTGTATCCGAAAGTAAAGATGCTTCCGATTCTTCGCAGAAATGGCCTTCGCACTTCGTTCCATGGTGTTACTCCGGCAGTGTTGATGCGTGCTTTGCTAGGTGAAAATAAATATGCTGAAATGCTTATCAAGACGCGTCAGTATGGTATGCTGGAGTTCTACATGCGCCGGGGTGGACTTTCTCATCCGTGGGCAGTGAATATCTGCAACCGTAACGGATACATCATCAAGGATGGTTCCATGTATGATGACTATTTGCGTCTGCTTGATTATTTCCACCTTGACACACATAACGCTCACTATGTATGCCCTAAGAACCTGAAGAAAGAGCATGACAAGCTGGTTGAGAAGAAGAGAAAGATAGAAGCGAAGATTCGGGCTGAACAGAAACGAAAGGAAAGGATTGAACGCATGTTCAGAATGAAACAGGATATTCTGTCATTCATCAAAAGAATCCAGCCGTTTCTGGGAATGGAAATCAAGGATAAGGGTATCGTAATCCGTCCGTTGGAAAGTGTTACCCAGTTCTACCTGGAAGGAAAGGCAATGCACCATTGTGTATATCAAAATGAATATTACAGGCGAAAAGATTGCCTTATTCTCACAGCACAGAAGAATGGGAAACGATTAGAAACAATAGAAGTAAACTTGAAAACTTTCAAGATAATCCAAAGCCGTGCAGCTTGCAATAAAACGAGTGATTACCATGATAAGATTATCGAACTGGTAAACCGTAACATGGGACTGATAAGGAGAGCTGCAGCATGAAAGTTTGTATCGAGTGTGGCCGGAACCTTCCGGAAAGTAAGTTCCGTGCCTATGAAACGAAATCCGGCACCCATTACACCAGCAGGTGCCGGTTATGTGAGAGCAGACACACGTCTGAAAGAAGAAAGCAGGACAGGCTTCATGGTCGGCTGGCCAGATACACTAACGAGCAGCTGGTAGCCGAACTCCGGAAACGTGGAGCCTACATCATGTATGGGAAGGACTTTGATTGTGTAACAACGATATGAAGATGGGAAAACTGAAAGTCTATTATGGATGGTCCAGAATAGGTAATGTTCGAAAAAAACGTGCCTTATCCGTAATGTTCGAGAATGATGCACAGGGTTGCAGAAGTGACCGTGGGCAAAGATGTCTGAGAACGCTTCAAAACACCGTGATTGAAAGGTACCAAACGGATGAAGAAATGGCTGATGGGAAACGTCAGAACCGGATATTTACTGAGTACAGCCTGTTCCTCGACGAGAAACCTATCAATGGCAGCCTTGAAAGATGCTTGCTAGTTAACAGCGATGCCGACAAGAACAATATATCCAAGGCTATTCGGGATAAGATTTCTGATGCTTTACGGGAAGCTTTTATGTTGGCCAATCCTGGTTACAAAGAACTAGGTTCACAACTCGAACTAAAATTTGAATAATAAATGAAAACGAAATTGTATTACCTGTTCCTGGCAGTCATGTGGTGGCTGCTGGGATAGGTGGAAAGGAGAAGAAATATGATGCAAAAACAATTACCAAATGTAATGAATGATAAAGGGTATCAGAAAGATGCACATGATTTTGCAAAGAAAATTATGGAGTGCAAAGGAATTATTTATCCATGTAAGGATTTAAATCACTTTCAGGAATGGATGGAAGAAGCTTTGTCAAAAGCTTACTTATATGGTGCGCAAAGTGCTGTAAGAGTAGGTTATCTTCTTGCTGATAAGGATTGGGAAGAAACATATAAAGAATTAAAAAAAGAGATTGCTGAATTGAAGGAAAGAATAAAGGAGGACTGATTATGGGTAGAGATATCAAATTCAGGGGCAAATGCTCAGGACAAAGTAAATATGCAGGTGAATGGGTGAAGGGTGGTTTGGTTGTACCACAAGAAATTAGCAATAATGAGGTATTGATTATTCGTGCTATTGCTGACGGTTGTACAACTACATATCATGTTGATGCAGATACTGTCGGCCAATTCACCGGATTGTATGACAAGAACGAAAAAGAGATATACGAGGGTGATATATTACGTTTTCATCATAACAATAAAGAATATGTTTGTATTGTTGGATGGAATAATGAAGTTGGTGCATGGTGCATACGGTTCAATGGAATAGGATATGTTGGCATCCGACCATTAGGAGAATGGATATGTGAGTATAAGATTGAACTAATCGGTAATATTTTCGACAATAAAGAACTTTTGGAAGAAGTAAAATGAACATCAAAGGACAAATAACCGTGGTGAAAGACATAGAACCAATCACTACAAAAGACAAAAGAATAATCTTAAAGCGTACAGCAGTAGTAGAAACTGATGGAGGAAAATACGCCCAGTCGCTGGCTTTCGATGTGATGGGAGAAGATGTCAATAACCAATGGCTGGCAGTTGGCCAGAAAGTAGAAGTAGATTACAACTGCCATGTAACAGAGTTTAATGGAAAGTTATACAACAATATCAGAGCATGGAGAATTATTGAATGTAAAGATGGGAAAGGATAAAAGAGTAATGGTGAGATTTGATGAATCAACCTTCATGGCACTAAATGAAGTGGCAATAAAGATGAAAACGAATCTCTCTGTAGTAATCAGGGCGTTTTGCAGAAAACAAATAAGTGACATAACAGATACAAATGGAAACATAATACTCCATGAGAAACGAACGCAAAGCAAACAGCAAGGTGTTATTGATGATAGCTAAGCTGTATGAAAGACTCTCAGACATATCAGCAAAGGACCGGCAAATATACTATGCCGGTCTAAGCTATGAAGATATATTTCAGGATACGATTATCAAAGTAAGTACAGATGAGAAAGCAGCGGAAATAACAGATGAGAATGAATTTGTAAAGTATTTCATCTACAGAATGAGAACGGTGCAGTACCAGACAATAAAGAACTCAAAACGATTAAAAATCACAACTTATGCCGACAATTTACAAGCCAAAGAAAGCGAAAAAGAAGGAGAATAACATCTATGATGAGGAAAGAAGGAAGATATACAAATCAACCAGATGGAGAAAATTGAGAGAATTAAAGATAGCACAGCAGCCACTATGTGAGATGTGCCTGAAGGAAGGAAAGACAACCATTGCAGAGGATGTGCATCACATCGAATCATTCATGTCAACAGATGATCCGATGAGAAGGATGGCTTTAGCCTATGATTATGAGAACCTAATGAGCATTTGCAAGATGCATCATCAAATGATACATAACAAATCGAATGGGAATGACATCAAAGGGGATATGGGGTGAAATTTTAGAAGGTCAAGTAACTTGAACCTCGCCCCACCCCATTCGACACGCGAGGCAATTTTTGAAAAAAGCCAAAATAGAGATTTTGTTGCGATGTGTTAAAACAATGATTTCGTCTGACAAAAATCACGTTTGAAAAAAAGAGAAAACTATGGCAGAAACAACTCTGGTGCAGTTTAAGCTGCCCAAAAACGTAAAGCATAAAGAAGCTAAAAAACTCATTTGCAACCTTGTGAGAGATATGAATGAGCGCGGTGAGCTGGATCCGTTCGATGTGGCCTTATTACACCGAATGGCAACAGCTTACGAAATGTATCTTATCTGTGTGGATAAGATTACTACAGACGGAATGACGATGACAAACAAAAAGGGAGAAATGGTAAAAAGGCCAGAGGTAAATATTCTGAAAGAAAACTGGTCGCAGTTTCTGGAACTGGCTAAAGAGTTCGGGCTGACTGCAATGAGCAAACGAAAACTGAAAACGATGAAGAATATTGATGAGGCTATCCAGTCACCTTTGAAAGAATACCTCCGTGAACACCAGGTATGACACGAAAAAAGAAATACATACAATATGCAGAAGATGTACTAAGCGGAAAGATTGTAACAGGACACTACATAAAACTGGCTGCTGAGCGTTTCTTTAGATTAATGTATGATGGACGGTATGAGTTCAGAGAAGATAAGGTAGAGCAGGTATGTGGATTCATATCAATCATCCACCATTACACCGGGAAACATGCTGGAAAGCCATTTGTCCTGGAAGCATGGCAAGAGTGGATTGTTGCTTCCATGTATGGCTTTTACCTGAGAGGGACAAATGAAAGACTGGTGCAATCGGCTTACATTGAAATGGCGCGAAAGCAGGGTAAATCTGCTTTTGCGTCTGCGTTGTGTTTATACCATCTGATAGCAGACGGTGAAATGAACGCGGAGGTCTATATGGCGGCCAATTCCAAAGACCAGGCAAAGGTATCTTTCAACATGGCATCAAACTTTAGCAAGATGCTGGACCCCGGAAAAGAATTCCTGGATCCATACAGAGACACCATAAAGTACGAAAGAACGCTGAGTTTCCTGAAAGTGCTGGCAGCCGATTCAAGCAAGCTGGACGGTCCGAATGCATCCATGTATCTGATTGACGAATATCACGCGGCCAAAAACTCAGGCGTGAAAGATGTATTGCAATCCTCACAAGGTATGCGAGAGAATCCGATGGCAGTAATCATTACTACTGCAGGATTTGACCGTCTGGGAGTATGTTACCAGTATAGGGAAATGTGTACGGAGGTAGTGTCGGGGCTGAAAGAAGATGATACGCTGTTTATTGCTATTTACTGCCTGGATAAAGAAGATGACTGGAAAGATGAGGCTGTATGGGTGAAAAGCAATCCGAATCTGGGGGTAACCGTACAGACTAAGTATCTTAAAACACAGGTAAGGAAAGCCATTAATACCCCAAGTGATGAAGTAGGTATAAAAACTAAGAATCTGAATATATGGTGTGATGCTGAAAAAACATGGATAAAAGATGATTACATACTTTCTGCATCAGCTAATGTGAACTTAGAAGAATACAATGGGCTGGATTGTTTTATCGGAGTGGACTTGTCATCTACATCAGACTTAACTTCATTCTCTGTTATGATACCATCAACAGAAAAGATGGTTTGGAAAACATTCTACTTTCTCCCGGAGGCGGCATTAACAGAAAAGCGATTCAAAGAACTGTATGGAGAATGGGCACGACAGGGAGCTTTATATATAACTCCGGGAAATGTGGTGGACTATGATTTTATCCTCAATAAGATTATGGAGATAGGTCAGATTCTTAATATTGTAACTATAGGATATGACAGCTGGAATGCTACTCAGTTCGTCATTAACTGTACAGAAAAAGGGTTGCCGATGGAACCGTATTCACAGAGCATCGGAAACTTCAACAAGCCGACAAAGGAGTTAGAAAGGCTGATGCTGTCTGGAGTGGCGGTGATTGACAATAACATCATTACTCGACACTGTTTCCGGAACGTAGTGATGGCGCGTGACAAGAACGGGAACACGAAACCAAGCAAACAATACGAAGAGAAAAAGATTGACGGGGTAATTGCTATGATTGAAGCTTTGGGAGTTTATCTGATGTGTCCAAGATACGATAATGTGATTTATTAGTTTGTCAGACAAAAATTTCGTTTCAAATAAAAACGAAATGAAATTATTTGGCTACGAGTTTAGAAAGATTTCCAAGAAGGAAATATCTCAGGTGTCAGCTTATGGAGGAACAGGTTTAATTCAGCTGGCATCACGCGAATACCCTATGTTATTGAGTACGGTGTACAGGTGTGTAGACCTAATATCCGATTCAGTGGCTGTATTGCCGCTGGAAGTATTCAGGCTGGATGAAGCCGGATTCAAGATGAAGGACACGAAACATCCTATCTATGAGCTGCTGGATCTGGAGCCAAACGAGAACATGACGCGCTACGTTTTCATAAAAACTCTTATGGCATCCGTATTGCTGACCGGGAACGGATATGCATACATAGAACGTGGTGAGGATGGAGTCACTCCTATCCAACTGGTGTACATCCCATCAAACCAAGTATCAATACAATGGATAGTAGACAAAGAAGGAATAAGGAGGAAAAGATACCTGGTATCCGGATTTACGCAACTGGTTGAACCATGCGACATGATACATGTGCTTAATTTCAGTTATGATGGAATTATCGGGGTATCTACGTTGACACATGCCAGACAGACTTTAAGAATCGCTACAAGTTCAGAGGAACATGCTGCCGGATTCTTCAAGTCGGGGGCCGCAGTAAGCGGTGTGCTTACAATAGAAGGCGCACGACTGACGAAGGAACAAAAAGAACAAAATTATAAGCAATGGGAAGAGCGTTCCAACTCTAATAATGGCCGTCCGGGTGGTATTGTAATTCTGGAAGGAAACATGAAATACCAGCCCATTTCAATTTCTCCAAAGGACTCTCAGTTGCTGGAAAGCCGCCAATTCAATGTAGTGGATATATGCCGTTTCTTTTCAGTATCTCCTGTTAAGGCATTTGACCTGAGCAAATCCTCCTACTCTACCATCGAAGCCACACAGCTTGAATATCTGACAGATACAGCCTTGCCGGTCATCACCAAGATAGAGCAAGAAATAAACCGGAAAGTATTCAGCAGAACAGAAAGAAGCATGTACAAGGCAGAATTCAACACATCGGCCATCTTGCGTGCAGACAAAGCAGCCCAGGGGGCTTTCTGGAAAGATATGGCAAATGTAGGAGCTGCCACGCCAAATGAAATCCGGAGAGAAATCGGTATGAGCCGGATTGAAAATGGAGACGAGGCTTTCGTACAGGTAAACGTGATGACGCTGAAAAATGCTGTAAAAGAAAAAATGATAGAAGGAAATCAAGAATAATCGGATTTTGTCAGACAAATGTTCCGTTAGAAATAAAACGATTTATGAGTGAACAAAAAGAAATGCTGGAGCAGAGAAATACCACATTCCCTGTATCAGTGACAGAGGAAAATGAAAAGCGGACAGTAGAAGGATATGCGATGCTGTTTGGCGTAAAATCAGACGGACTGGATTTTGAGGAAGTGATTGAACGAGGTGCGCTGGATGGAGTGATTGAGAAAAGTGATGTATTTGCCTTACTCAACCACAACCGTGACAGAGGAATACTGGCACGCTCAGTCAACGGGAAAGGCTCACTGACATTGACAGTCGATTCAAAAGGATTGAAATACAGATTTGAAGCACCACGCACGATGCTGGGCGATGAACTGCTGGAAAACCTGAGAAGAAACGAAATCAATCAATCTTCATTTGCCTTTACTGTAGCAGACGGTGGAGAGAAATGGGAAAGGATGAAAAACGGTAAATGGAAACGTACTATCAGCCAGTTTGCCAGGATATACGATGTTTCCCCTGTATACAATGCGGCATACAGCAAAACAACGGTCAGCATGAGAGGCAAAGAGCAGGCCGAAAAGGAACTGGAAGAACGGAAGGAAGTAAGCGAAGAATATTACAACAACATTATTAACAGTCTTAATTAGTAGGAATTATGGCGAAAGAAAAAACAAGAGTTGAACTGGCAGAAGAAAGAGGCCAGTTGTACAAAAAAGGCGTTGACCTGGTAAACAAGGCAAAACAGGAAAAACGCGAGTTGTCTAAAGAAGAAAAGGACCAGATTACAGAGATACAGCTTCGTATGACAGAAATCAATCTGGAACTGGCACAGCGTGATGCAATGAAGTTTGCAGACGAACATACTACTGGAGAAAAGTTCAGTCTGAGAAAAGCCCTGCTGGAACTGGCAGATGGAGGACATTACAGTGAGAACATACGAAAAATGAATGAGCGTGGTGAAGCATCATTGAGAATGTCAGGAATTCTTCCTAAAAGTGGTACATCACTGATTATACCGGTTGAATCACGTGCTGAAATTACGGCCGGAAGTGCAGGTGCCAACGTGATTGAAACAGATTTCATGAACATTGTGGAACCGTTGAGAGACCGATTAGTTTTGGCTGAGGCTGGAGCAACCATGCTGACAGGACTTGTATCAGACATTGATATTCCAACTTACTCAGGTAGCACTTCAAACTGGGCAAACGAAAACTCATCTGCAACAGATGGTGCTGGAACCTTCAGCAAGAAAACGATGAAGCCAAAACGACTTACTTCTATCTTGAAGGTATCACGCCAGATGCTGGTACAGGATTCTTTGGGAGTTGAGGCTATGCTGAGAGCAGACCTCATCAACTCAATTGCATCAAAACTGGAAGCAACAATTTTGGGAGGTGCAGAAACATCAGCTGAAAAGCCTGACGGATTGTTTACCGGATATGTAACAGAATCAGAAGCTTTGTCATGGAAAGGTGTCGTAAACCTTGAAACGACAGTCGATTTGGCAAATGCTTTGATGGGTAACACAAAATACATTGTACATACTTCACTGGTGGGCCTGGCAAAAACGACTTTGAAGAACGATGGAGTAAGCGGCTACATCATGTCGGAAAACGGACAAATGAACGGATACGATACATTACGTACAAATGCAGTTTACAAAAAGTCGGGAACAGAATGGGGTGCTTTGTTCGGTAACTGGGCCGATTTACTTATCGGCCAGTGGGGAGCTTTGGATTTGACAGTAGATCCTTACACAGAAGCAGATAAAGCATTTGTACGCATTATCGTAAACAGTTACTGGGATTCTTGCCTGAGACGTGATAATTCAATCGCAAAAGCACTGTTTAAAGACGGTTCAGCTGCATAAGGAGGGTAAACGATGTATATCACTTTAGATGAAGCAAAGAAGCATCTCAATGTAGAATCAGACTTCACGGAAGATGATTCTTACATTACATCGTTGATTGAAGTAGCTGAAGCTAAGGTGGCTGCAGAGTTATGTTTGAAAAGTACGGATGACCTGAAAACCTTAAGAGGTGGAGAGGTCATCCCTCCTCCAATAAAGCAAGCCATTATGCTAACGATTGGTTTGTATTACAACAATAGAGAGGAGGTGACGGTATCACAGACTCATACGCTGGCTCAGGGAGCCTTACACCTTATCCAACTATATAGAGATTATTCACTATAACAGTATCACAATGAAGGCAGGTCAGTTACGAGACAGAATCACAATTCTCAAAAGAGAAATCACACAAAAGCCACATGGCGGAGAAAAGTACTCATGGAAAGATTTCATAACCGTGAGAGCCACTGTAAAGTTTGCATCCGGTAAATATGAGGAAACAAACATGGAGTATGCTCACAATCAGGTGAACAAAGTGACAATCTACTACAGGTCTGCCATAAAGCGTGAAATGAGGGTGAGATACAACAACGAAATCTACCAGATAAACTCCATCAACCCTGATCAATCTCACAACATGATGACATTAACAATAGAACTGGTCAATGAGTAGTATTGAAAAAGATTACATCGAAGTTAAGATTGATGTAGCCAGAGTAAACAGAATGTTCAAAGAACTCAATCTAAGTACGGACGAATCCAGGAAAGCACTAAGAAGAGGACTGGCTGCATCTGCAAGAGTCATACAAAGACAAGCAAAATCAAATCTTAATACAGTTCAGAACAGAGCATCAGGAACTACACTGGCCGCAACCAACCTGAAAAAGTGGGTGCGATACGTGGTATACAAAAGGACACTTGGATTCAGAGTACATATTCAGGAAAGCAGAGGATCATCAAAGAAAGAAAATCCTTCTTTCCTTCTAAAATTCTTTGAAGAAGGAACAGACGACCGTTTCAACAAAAAGATAAAGAAGGAAAGAATGTTTACAAGAAGGTTGAGAAAAGAAAGATATACAGGAAAGATTACCGCATCTCATTTTTTCTCAACTGCATCAAAGTCGAAGATTGGTGAGGCACAGTCAACCTTACAGAAACATATAGAGAAACATATCCAGAAAATAGCAAGCAAACGATGAACACCACAGATATATTCAGGTACATAAAGGAAAGACTGGAATCAGACAGCACCATACAAGAGATTATAGAAGGGAAAATATACCCTATTGCAATCATGCGTAATGTGAAGCTGCCGTATATCATTCAGAACGCAAAGCTGAATGCATCCAGTGACACCAAAGATGGAGAGTATGAAAGGGAAATCACATCTACGATAGCTGTGTTTGGCGAAAATCAGGATGTGCCGTTACAGCTCATATCGGAAATGGAAAGGTTGTTTTCGGGGAATGTAGAAAAAGCAGACTATCTGGATGTGTCGGAAATAAAAGTAAACACCTGGGATTTTGATGAGGATGATGGAGTGTTTGGTGGAATAATAGAACTAACCATTAAAATAGATGTATAACTATGGCAAAACGGAAAGCATTAAAAGGAAAAGACTTTATGATTTTTGTGGATGGAAAAGCTATTGCTTTAGCCACCAGTCACACACTGACACTGAATGCGGAAACAAGCGATACCGCATCGAAAGACTCAGGAATGTGGGATGATTCGGAAGTAACTAAGTTATCATGGGAAGCATCGTCTGAATCTATAGGTTCAGCAGACGAAGGAACTCCGGTAGACATATCATACGAAACACTTCTGGATAAATGTATGGCCGGAGAAAAAGTACCTATCATTTGTGGTATCCCGACAAACGTAACAAATGATGGTGTTCCGGAAGAAGGATGGACTGCTCCATCAGAAACGCCAAAGCAAACTTACTATCAGGGATCAGCCATCATTACAACTGTATCACTTACAGGCGCAAACGGAGAGAACTCACAAATATCTGCGAGCTTCAAGGGAGTAGGCAAATTAGAAAAAAAGAATAAAGCAGCAGGATGATGAAAGTAACCATAAAGAAAAAAGAATACAACATACATTTTTCGCTCAGAGTTCTTTTCAAGTATGAAGAAGTATGCGGGCATCCTTTTGAAGGAAAAAGGTTGCAGGACTTGTATATGCTGATGCATTGTGCCCTTCTGGCTTTGAATGAAGATTACACATTAACTTTTGATGAGCTGATTGACTATTGTGACGAAGACAAAGACGTATTTGAAACATTCCAAAAAGTCTTGAATGATTCACAGAAACGCGACCAGGGTAAAAAAAAAGAAGCAACGTAGATAAGCCTGTAAGCGTTATGTCTTTATACGAGGAAATAGTAGGCAGGGGCGGCGTATCTCCTGCCTATTTTTTTGACTCAATGACATTTATTGAATGTGCGGCTTTCTTGCGAGGAATGAGAAGAAAAGAACGTGCTGAAATTGAGAATACAAGGTTAATTATGTGGGCCATATTCCAAAGCCAGTCAAGAAAAAATCTTGAGCTTGATGATGTAATGAAACTGGAAGATGAGGATAAATCTGAAAAGGGAGTAAACCGGGAAGAATTGGAAGAGTTAAGGAAACGAGCTAAACAAATGGAGAAAAAACTATGAGTAACATATTCACGAGATTATTGCTTAATGCAGACGGATTCAATAAGAATCTGTATCAGGCACAAAAAAATCTGAAAGGATTTGCTGCCACATCTAAAGGGGTATTTAGTGGACTGACCACATTCACAAGCTACGCAGCTGCATTTGTAGGAATCAGCACTTCTATTCATTCAGCTGTAACGGCCAACATGGAATTTGAAAAGTCACTTTCATCCTTGCGGTCATTGACTGGTGTATCGGCTCAGGAGTTGAATTATTTCCGGACCGAAGCAATACGCATGGGAATGGATTCAACTCAGTCAGCCTCACAGATGGTAGACGCATTCAAGTTGATAGGTAGCCAAATGCCGGAACTATTGAAAAACAAAACCGCGTTGACTCAGACAGCTGAGGCTGCAGTGGTGTTGGCTGAGGCTGCAGAGCTGGATGTACCTACAGCAGCAAAGGCTTTAACCGGGGCATTGAATCAGATGGGAGCCAGTTCATCGGAAGCTGCAAACTATATCAACATACTGGCCGCAGCATCACAGCAAGGTAGTGCAGACATTCCCTATCTGAACAAAGCCATAGAAAACGCCGGTGGTGCAGCCAGCAGTACAGGCGTAAAGTTCAATGAACTAGTGGCCATTATTGAAGCCATTGCACCAAAAATCACAGATGCAGCATCAGCTGGTACCAACCTGAGAAATATATTCCTGACGCTGGAAAGTTCCGCAGACCAAAATTTAAGGCCGTCTGTAGTAGGATTAAGTACAGCCATTGATAATCTCTCAAAGATGAATCTGGATGCTGTACAGCTTACCAAGATGTTTGGTAAGGAGTCTGTAACGGCTGCAATTGCTATACTTCAGGAGAAAGATGCATTTGATGAATTGAGCCAAAGCATTAAGGATACCAATACAGCTTATGACCAAGCCGCGATTAATAATGATAATCTGTCCGGAAGTATCGGGAAACTGCAAAGTTCCTGGACTTCATTCATTAATACGATGGCCGGGAGTAACGGTATTTTAAAAGGTATTGTAGATGACCTGAGAGATGCTGTCAATTGGGCAAACAGAGCAATGATGACAGCAGATGAAAGGTATCAATACGATACACAGAATTCAAGAAGAATAGAAAGAGAAGAATCTAACAAACGTATTCAAAAATACATAGATAGCGGAATGAGCAGAGAGGATGCTTTAAATAAAGAAATCCAAACTGCAAACTATATGTATCCAGAAGCAAAAGCATATCAAGTACGTGAAAGAGATGTTGAAAAAAAGAGGAAAGAATGGGAAAGAGCAAAATTAGTAAATATCAATGGAGCTGCATTCGAAGAAGAAAAAGCGTACAAGGAAGCGGTAAAACTACTTGAAATATCTAAAAATGAATTTACAATGCGCCAAGCCATTTATGATAATGTGGAGGCGCAAAGAAAAAGCTTAGAACAGGCCAATAGAGAACAAGTAAAAGCTAAAGAGGAATCGGAAGCTGCAGCTAAAGCAGCAAAGGAAAAAGCTGCAGCAGAAGAAGCCGCACGATTAGCAAAAGAAAAAGCATCCAGACCGGATGGTTCCATCGCAGACGTAGAATACCAGATTTCACAAAAAAAGAAAGAAATATCCGTAGCAATATCAGATAATGATAGAATAAGATTAAGTACGGAGCTGGATGAGCTGATTTCGAAGAAAAGAGAGATGGAGCTAGTAGTAAAATTCAAGAACCTTACAGCACCAGAAGAAGTTAAGAAATCATCATCCAGTTTGGCAAGTATGGCCAGACTTCCGGATGGATGGAATAAAATAAGTCAAACAAATTGGAACGGCAAAGGTGTAAAAGAGCAAATAAGTACAATAAATGAATACGAGAATGCAATACTAAGTGTTGAATCAGCACTATCAAGTCTATCAGGAGCATTCGATAATGGTTCTCAGAGTGCGCTTAGCTATTTTACTAATATCATACAAGGAGCCGCACAAGCTGTAACAGCCATCATGGCATTAATTCCGGTAAAGAAAGCAGAAGCAAATGCAAATGCTGAGGCTGCTGTGACAGGTGCAGCAAGCTCAGTTGCTCCTATACCATTTGTCGGAGCAGCAATGGCTGTAGCGGCTGTTACAGCTTTAATTGCGTCTATGGCAGCAATACCCAAATTTGCAAAAGGAGGAATAGTAGGAGGAAATAGTTATTTCGGTGATAAACTTTTAGCCAGAGTTAATTCCGGAGAATTAATATTAAACCAGAAACAGCAAGCCAAACTATACCACATGGCAGAAGATGATAGAAGTGGAATAGCAATAAGCTTTGACCGTGTACGCGGTAGTGATATTTATTTGGCGCTTAGGAATTACATGAAAGATACAGGAAAGAAACTATGAGTTACGGATTAATCTACACATTACCTTTTGCATCGAAAGATGGGAAGGTATACGAAGTAAAAATAGAACGAGAAGGATATACAGGCAAGGTAACAGAATTGAAAGGACAAACATCACCATTCACAGTCACGATAGACAGTGAAGAATTCATCTACACTCCTACCCGATTCAGTACAGCAACAATGGCCATATTCGGTGGTGATTACTTGCAGGACCTGTTCAGTACGGATTACCGGATGCACAGAATAACACTGTATGCAAACGGAGTTGCAGTGTGGTGTGGATTCATCAAGCCAGAACTATATACGCAGGACTATTCATCCGATAAATTTAATCTTGAAATTAACTGCTACTCGGCTATGTCTGTATTGGAATTTGTAGAATATAAACAGGCTGGAGAAGAAAGAGGATTTGTATCGTTATGGTCATTACTAAAAAAATGCGTAGAAGAGTCACGAGGTTTATATACAGCTATATATATACCACATGTATATAGTGTGTCACAATCTGAATATAACAATTGGAATAATCCACTAGAAAGCATGATGGTATCAGAGCAAAATTTCTTTGATGAAGATGATAATCCTATGTCATTAAAAGAAGTGTTAGAAGAAATTATGAAGCTGATGAACTGGACATGTGCAGATTGGAACGGAGAACTATTTTTCATTGATGTAGATAATGAAGATGGAGAATACTACAAATACACCAGTGAAATGTCAAGCTATACACAAGTTCAAGCAGATGGAATTAATGTACAGGATATTGGATTTGCAGGAAATGACCATACACTTGACATATTGCCAGGATATAACAAAGCTAGCATTAGATGCAGTAATTATCCAGTAGGAGACGCACTGCCGAAAATTGATTTTGATGATTTTGAAGATATTGGAACCGTAGAGGATTCGTACACAAATTTATTCAGAAGATTTGTATGGAAAAGGCCTAATAACGAGAAAATATTAATGAATGCATTTCAGTATAACTATTTAGGAGACAAAACACCACATCCTATAGATATATCGAAAGAAAAGGAATTATTCGAAAGTGGTCAGAAATCTCAAATAACGGGAGCTATTCCACAGAACTATGATTTCATTGAAAAAGATGAGTCAGGCAATCCAAGCAGAGTGGACTGGGAATATAAAGAAAGAATAGTTATACCATTATCTCCAAATCAAAAGGATGTTATATTTCAGAATCCCGGAGAATACGAGCTTATAAAAATTAAAGGTGTACCATCTGTTTATAACTCAGAAGGAGTGTTTGCTATAAACTTTTCTACAGAAGTTGCAAGAATAACATACTATAACGGAAATCAAGTATATGCAGACAGAATAAAATCTTATGACTTCAGATTTAAGTTAAGGATAGGAAACAATTATTATCATGGCAGATCTGATGGTAGTTATTATTGGGATAATAATCCAGATTACAATCCGAGTTACCCTAATAACTTAGAAATAAACTGGAAGGGAGAAGCAGCTCAGGGAAGTGCGGACATATCAAAGTATGAAGGAACTTATGACCTTATTACATCCAGAACATTGAATGACGGACTGGATGGATTAAAAGGGTATATAATAAAATTACCAGATGACAGAATTATTGCTGGAGATTTAGAACTTATAATATATGCGCCTAGAGTCGAAATGGCATTTACACCAACTCTGGAAACAATGTATCTGAATTCATTCGAATTGAACTACCAAAAGTATAAAGATTATGGGAAAGACGATGATAATTCAGACAGAATATATGAGAATATTGTAAACGAAAATTACATAAATGAACTTGATGAAATAGAATTCAAAATAAGTAGTTATAACAATGATGGAGCATGTTACAGTAAGGTCACGATGAATAACGAATATCTGACCAACAACCTATATTGCGGCATCACAGCGTCATCAGTTCGTCCAGAAGAATTTCTAATACGCCGTATTGTTGACCATTACAGCGCACCAAAAATTAAGCTTACTCAGGTAATTAAGAATGCAAATATAAAACCCTATACTGTTTTGTCAGACAAATATTCCGTTAACAAGAAATACATTAATGCCGGAGGCGACATAGACTATAGAAAAAACAGGTTCAACTGTATCATGATAGAAATATGAAACAAGTAGATATTAAAAGCATTGTTATACCAAACAAACCACGAAGCGGAAACTATCCAGTAGGATCTACAGTAGTAGGAAGTGGTTCTGGAGGAAATACAACTATCGTGAATCAGGGAGGAGTTGACCTTGCTACTCTCAGGCAACAGTTTCTATCTAAAAAATCTGATGACACAGCAAGCGGAGTCATTAATTTCTTAAAAGGGATAAAAATAGCATCGGAGCTTATTAAGTCTGTTTTAAAGGAAAATAGCGAAGGAGAAATAACAGATGAGGCTATAATGTCCGCTCTAAGGGTTATTAAAGAAATTGAAGACAATAACGAGAAACTAAAGAAGATATTCTTGCGTAAGGATCAAGAAGACCAGACAAACTATCTTCTTAAACTCTTGGGAGGTATTATATCTCCTTTCCTGGAGTCGCCCGACTTCGTAACCGGAATGATGGGGGCTGGTATGCGTATAGCACAAGAAGAAAATGGCGATTCGGTAGGATGGTTTGACCGATTGTATGTACGTAAAAAGGCCGAGTTTCAAATGTTGTCAATAATGGAGACCGAGCTGGCCGGAGCTTCCTTCATGTTCAACGCTTCAGGTGCCAGAGCAACGATTACTAAGGTAGAGCGTATAGATGCGGTTCCGTTCTTCTACTCAGATGGTAGCGCGAAATACTATTCAGATGGTAGCAGAGCATACGTACAGCCTAGCGAACACGGCGCCGTGTACCGATGTTACTTCCTGACAGATGATGGAGATACAGCCATCGAGAACCGTTTCCGTGTGGGTAACCTGGTACGCTCTCAGACATTTAATATCAAATCTGGAGTATATGAAAATGTGAGCAATCACTATTGGTGGCGGTTAGTCACTGCTGTAGGTGATAACTGGATAGAGGTTTCTGTAAACCACTGTGACGAAGGAAGCGATATACCCAAAGTGGGTGACGTAATGGTACAACTTGGAGACATAGCCGACCCGGACTATCAGGCTGCAATCGTGTTGTCTGCATATGGAGATGGTGCGCCATATCTGACATTCTATCAGGGAATAAATTCTTATTCATTAAGCGAGAGAGACATACTTACGGCAAGGTATGACCGAGTTACGAAAGAATGCCGATTCCAAATCGGCCATGAAGGAAAGAATGGCTGTTTCCTTTATTCACCATCAAAGGGATTGCGTGTTGAAGGAATGATTGAAGTACTGGGCGGTAACGGTATGTCAAATTTTGACGATGCTTTGGACTTCGCCGAACAGGTGAATAACCGTATGGCCCAGTATATCGGATATGATGGATGGGAAAGCCTGGTTGGTGAAGCGCTGGCAGGTAGGACTATAATAAAAGGCGGGGTTATCAATACGGACTTGATAAATGCGGCTGTCATCATCACATCGGAATTGATTGCCGGTGCCATCAAAGCCAAGAAACTTGAAATTGGTGATGGGAAAAAAATCTATTCAACGATAGATACGGATGGAAGAGCGACATTTGTTGATGTTACAGCTATTAATGGATATTTTGAGGACGTGCTTATGCGCGGCTCCCTTAGAAGTCCATTTTCCAAGGTATCCGATTCATTTAACACGAACTACAATGATAACATCATTATTGAGGGTGGAGGTTCCTGGACAAAGGTATATTCAATACCAACAGGAAAAGAACAGATAGGAAGAAAGATTACCGTATGTTGCATTGGTACAGGAGAGGCGTCAATCTCATCAAGTAATGCAAAGTTCTACGAATATGGAAGAAGTTACAATGAGTTGATATTGAACAAGGAGATAGTTCAACTGATTGGGTATGGGCTTGGTGATACTTTCTATGGATGGATTGTCACATGCAGGGAAGATTTGGATGTAAACTACGCCATGGGGCGTCCTGATAAGGTATTGGCCAGAGGTTACGTTGACTTGAGAGACGATTCAAAAAAGTATTACACTTTTGACGGCAGTTCCTTATCATTTACCAAAGTATCAAGTAAAAGATATAAAGTAACTATACCTTCACAATGGGGAACAGTAAAAGATGAATATATAGTAATGGTAACACCGATGTCAAGGGGATCATTTTCATCTGGAACATATTACGTAAGTATTGAAAATAATACTGAATTTACACTGAATTATATGTCAGATGGAACTGGTCAGGGTGGTGCTTTTTTCTTTGAAGTAAAAAGAATGGGATTTTATTAGTTATGGACAAAGCAATTATAATCTACACGGTATTGATAATATTATTAATCTTAATATGTAAATGATATGGAAGAATTAAGCTATACATCAAAGTATGATGGTAAAACAACAGATGATATTCTGGGATATGCTAATGAAGGAAAAGTCGGACAGATTAATGAAAAAGTGGCAGGATATGAAAAATCTGGCATTAAAAGCTATGTTGACGGGATGAAAGCACAGAGTACCGTAGAAGACGGAGAAACCGTACAGGTGTACGATACGGATGGCCTGCCGCATAAAATTGCGAAAGCGGAACTTTTGAAGAAGTCTACACTGGCTCTTCCCAAGCTGAAAGACATCTCCAGTTTTGTGGCCGTGAATGCCGATGGAAATGCAATCGGATTGATGACAAAAGAACAGGTTGCGTCAGTTCTGGCGGAACTTGTTGGTGGATTTATAAGGAGAAGCCCAGTTTCAGAGTCTTTCGACTCCTGTATAAATCAGGGCGTTTATAATATCAATAAGACCACTTATCCATCCGCTGTAAACTATCCTCCAAGTATAATCTATGGGCTTCTATTTGTATTCAGTTCATCAAATGGATGGGTTTCACAATTTGCTCATAATCTAGAGAATAACACAATACACACAAGAATAAGAAATGAAGGATTAAGATGGACCGAATGGAAACAGTTATAATTCTTTCCAAGTGTTCTCGCTATTCTATTTATTCTCATTACATCGCCTGCCTACCTGAAATCCTTTATGGCGTTATTTTTTTCCATGGGGACCAACTTCCACCATATAAGGTGCGTATATAACTTTCTCCAGATTCTATGCTTGATACAAGCTGTGTTTTATAACCATAATCTGTTCCACCTCCGTATACTATCATTGTACCAAAGTTTAGTGGTATATTAGTAAATGTCGGGCTATTTTGTTGAAAATCGTATATGCCTATATCTTTGTAATCGTCTGCATTACCTGAAATACATTGCAATTTTTGTTTTAGACATATATTAACCCCCATAAGTTCCGCCAGGACTTATGGGTATGAATGAAAACAACTGAAATAAAGGAAGCTATATTGAAAATTATTTGAGTGGTAGAAATTGGGTAGAAAATAGTAACTAGCTTGCTTATTCTACCCGGTTTCTACCAACTTACTTTTTCATAAAAGTGCTACCAATTTCACCGATTTGTCAGACAAAGTAGATGTTAGTAATAGAATATTAATTTTAAAAATTGGAGGAATTATGAAAAGTAAATTGATTCTATTGGCCATTGTAGTAGTCGTGATTATTGGGATACTGGCATATTACCAGTATGTTCCATTTTGGGTGAGTATCGTATCGACTGGAGCATTCATATTTGGCGTGTTTTTGGGATGGTTAGCAAAAGGATGGTCTGACAAACATGTAAGCTAATGGAAAAGTATGTAGGGTTTATTACGCAGGATTTACGGGCTGGCGTGGCAATTATATTCGCCTGCCTTGTACTTATAGTCTTTGCATGTCTGCTGGATATGTGGACCGGAATAGATGCTGCACGAGCAAACAAGGAAAAGATATGTAGCCGGCCACTACGTAAGACAGGTACGAAAATCGTCGACTATTACAGACTGGTTATGTTCTTCATCCTAATTGACATTCTGGGACTATGCTTCCCATGGTATAACTTACCATACGGAGCAGTTATCGGTACAGCTGGAGTTCTGTTTGTTGAGGGATTTTCCGTAGTAGAGAATCTACGAAAGAAAAAGAGCCATGCTGCAGATGTAGCAGATATGGCCGCAAAAATTGTAGAGTGCCTTACTCCTGAAGAAGCACAAAAGCTAATCAAAAAAATAAAGGAGGACAAAAAATAAAATAGGAGTGCCACTGCACTCCTTGTAATAAATTATTTATTAACTATCCTACCATTTGGTAGAACTCCACAAATATAGATGTAATTTTATTATGAACAAAATAGATTCAATAATAATTCACTGCTCGGCCACAAAAGCTGGACAGGATATTGGTAAGAAGGAAATCACCCAGATGCACCTGCAGAGAGGGTTCAGCACGATTGGGTACAACTACGTTATCCGGCTGGATGGTACGGTAGAAGTTGGCCGTTCGCTCACTATTGACGGGGCGCACTGTAATAGCAAGGGATTCTCAGGTGTGTCGTACAACAAACATTCAATCGGTATCTGCTATGTAGGTGGGCTGGATGCCAACGGTAAGGCTGCCGATACCCGAACACCGGAACAGAAGAAAGCGTTAGCCAAACTGATTAAGGAACTTTGCGGAAAGTACCAGATTGTGGAAGTGTTGGGCCATCGTGACACATCGCCAGATTTTGACGATGACGGAATCGTAGAACCGAATGAGTGGACAAAGATGTGTCCTTGCTTCGATGTGCGTGCGGAATATCCTTTTATCCCAGAAATCGTAGTGAAGCCATGAAGTTATACGAATACATAATGGATAAGGTGAGCTGGTGCATTACGCTGGCTCCATTTATGTGCCTCGTTCTCATTTATTCCTGCCAGACAGTGAAGTATGTTCCGGTTGAAACCAAAGCTGATAGCGTGGTAATAGAGAAATTGGTTGAAGTACAGATCCCTCCTGACAGTGCCACCATCCGGGCGTTGTTAGAGTGCGACGAGAACGGGAAGGTCGTACTGAAATGGTTGGACATCGCAAACAATAAGAACGCTCAGGCGCAGATTACCATTGATAGCCTAGGTAATCTACTGGCGAAGATGAAAACTCAGCCGGATACGGTTTACCTTCCAGCGAAAGAAGTGGTTGTTTCCAAAAAAGAAAAAGTTCCTTACCCAGTAGAAAAGGAACTTACTTTATATCAAAAGATAAAAATTAGACTTGGTGAACTCTCATTTATTGTAATTATAGTGATAATAGGATTATTGGTGCTTAAAATATTCAAGAAGTAGTATATTTGTAGTTAATGCGGAAAAATACATTAAACTACAAATTATGAGAAGATTGAAGAAGTATATAAAAAATGAAAGATCATGGATAATTACCATATCAATAATAGCATTCTCTATTTTATGCTGTTTTTTTATTTCAGAAAGGAGTAAATTTCATTGGGGTGATTTTGGAAGTATCCTTGGAGCTATTACAGGGTTAATAGCATTTATCGGAGTATTATACACATCAAAACAAAATAAACAGCAGTTTTTGAATAGTGAGGAAAGATCTACATTCTTTGAAATGCTTAAAATATTCATTTCTTATCGTGATTCATTACGTGTAAAAAAAATAGATTGGAAATATGATAAAACACTTCATGATTGGAACATTATTCAATATGAGGAATTTTGTACTACTGAAAAGACTTATCAACAAATAACTTTTGAATTATGTTGTATATTTTACGTAGAAATAAGAAATAATATACCAAACTATTTATCCAAAGAGGAATTCGCAAAAGAAATCATTCCATCAAATAGATCTACAATACAATGGAATTCTTCATACAATTATTTAGCAATTGCTATAAATAATATTTATAACGGATATAATTGGAGTAAATCTGGAGGCGTTGTTAATCAAATACCTATTAATTTAAATACATACGATTATATTTGCTTAATAGCTATAAGAACTTATCTTAAACAGAATAATTTTAAACCAATAATAGAAGCTATATCGAAAACTGCTGACTTTTGTTTTTCTAAATATATAAATCAACTTGGTACATATTTTAGAAACGCTTATTATATTCTGGAAATGGTCTCAGGATTCAACTATCCTAAAAAGTATTCAGATATATTCCGTGCTCAATTATCAAAAGATGAACTCGTACTTTTATTCTTTAACTCTTTTAGTTCTTTGTCAAACAACAAAACACGACAATTATATTTAGATGCTGATTTATTCAATAACCTTGAACTAAAAGATATAAGATTGAAAGAAAATATAAATAATATATCACGTATGGAATACATAAGTTTCCCTTCAACTTTACAACAAAATCCAGTTAAGAACGAATATGTATCTTATGAGTTTCTAAGCAGATTATATAAATCCATAGAGACTAAAAATGATTAGTGCTTACATATAAAAATTACTATGTTTTAAATTCAAAATTGTAGCCATTCTGCCGAAACGGAAAGTTAGAAATTCTTAGTAAATGTGCCAGGGATTTTTTATAAGTTTGTCAAAAAGTTATAACTATGGATAGATTTGATTTATTTAAAAAATACAGGGGGAAATTACCATTTGCGTATAACGCAACAAAAGGCTTCAGAAACTCAATAAGACAAATATTAGAAGAGTTTAAAGATGATATAGTTAATATAGATATTCATGAAAGAAGAAAGATACTAGATATAGATGATATAGAAAACCTGAATAAGTATATTAATGGAATAAATAAAATAATAGATTTATTGTATCAAGGTCTACATTCTATTGCATTTAATGAATTTAAATCTCTCATGGAAAAAGAGGGAATGTTTATTCCAATAAAAAAAGAACTAAGCGGTTCTGATGAAAAAATATTCTATAGAATGCGTGTGTTTGAAAGTCGTAATTACGTAGACTATAAAGAAATGTTTCATGTACCATTAGATATGCGTGGAATAATAAAAACACAAAGATACAGCTTTCCTGGTTACCCATGTTTATATTTAGGAACTAGTATCAATGCTTGTTGGGAAGAACTGCATAGACCACTATTAAGCAATAGTATGATTTCTATGCTGAAATTACAAAAACAAGTGGGATTCATAAGTTTAGTTTTGCCAAACATAAAGGAAATACAAGAATCCAATAATGAAACAATATGCTATGAAAATAAATTAAGAAAATTCATTTTAGGTTATCCGCTTCTCATTTCTTGTTATGCCAAAGTAAATGACTATTCAAACACGTATAAACCAGAATACCTTATCCCTCAATTGTTAACAGAATATATAATTAGCCGAAATATGGACCACAAACCAAAAGAAAAAATATTTGGAATATTATATACTTCAGCGCATATCAACAATGATTTTAATTTCTCGGATAAAGAGTTCATAAACTGGGCTATACCAGTTCTTGACCCATTATCAGGTTCAAAATATTGCCCAATATTATGCAATACATTTAAAATAACAAAACCTACATGTGAAGAATTTGAGAATATAAAAACGGGAAATTTAACGTTCCTATCAAATAGACCATCTTCTAATTATGAAGCATCTTCTTTTTTTAAATTAGAAAGTCGATTAAAGAATAGTGAATTATTTAAAATAGAATAATATATTTATAGTGTTAATAGGTTTGCTTTTATTGCAAACAAAGCCCCGACCGAATTAATATCCGGAAGGGGCTTTTATGTTACAATATATTAGCCAGTCTCTCAGCCTGCTTTTCGATGCTTGAATTAAGAATCTTCGCATACACCTGAGTAATTTGTATGCGTGTATGCCCCATCATCTTAGAAACAGATTCAATCGGTACCTCGTGAGCAAGGAGGACTGTAGTAGCGAACGTGTATCTGGCAATGTGGGAAGATAGGTTCTTTTTTGTACCAATTAAGGAACCTATACATTTCAATAATCTATTATATGCCTGCTGTGTAAATCGAGGTAGCTGGTAATGATATTTCTCCAATACAGCCATAGCAGGAGGAAGAATGGGAGTGTAATACTTGGTTCCAGTCTTAACGCGCTGTTTATCGATGTAGTTACATCCATGAACAGTTACCACATCACGGGAAAAATCAAATGCGTCCATATCGGCATGAGCCAGCCCGGTATAACAGCAGAATACAAACAAATCACGGGCTTTGCTGAGGCTTTCATCCGACAATTCAAGAGACCTGACAGCAGCCAGTTCTTCTTCATTTAAGGCCTCCTTTGGCTTATGCTTTCCGCGTTCGGCCTTGAATCTCAGATAAGGAGATTCTTCAATGATACCCAGTGATACAGCTTCATTGATATAAGGCTTTAGGCGTTTGTGATAATTATAGATAGTAGGCTGTTCCCTGTCTGAATCTTGTTTCCTTAACCAGGTATCGAACTTCTTGATATTCTCTGGAGTCAAGTCATCGAATGTACGAATTATTTTGGACTCTCTCAGAGTTTCAAGCGTACATTTATGCGCACGGAGAGTGGACGCACGTAATCCTCTCCTATCCATCACGTCGTAGCAAAAGTCGATGAAGTCCGTACCGTATTTTCCAGACTTTCTTTCAAGAGCTGCTGAAAAAGTCTGATACGTCACCTCTTCCCCTTCCTGAAGGATAGAACGGGCTATACCTTCATATTTTTTGATAAGCTCTGTGATTTGTTTGTTCAACTTTTTTGACTCGGCATGACGAACTACCACCCCATCCTCCCACTGGTTAGAGTAGAGCTCCACACCGGATGAGAGAGTCTTTCTTTGTGTACGATTGAACGTAATTTCGATTTCCACCATGCCTGTAGTAATAGTGGATGATTTCTTTTTGCGGTCAAACACCGCTCTGACTTTAGGTAACTTTAACATACGCATTTGCGATTTTACTACGGATGCATGAAAAGTGCAATACCTGATGCAATACCAATGCAATACTCGTTAAAAATGTGGTATTGCAAAATGCTTTTATATACATTTTCAGACACACGTAAACGGTTAAACATTTATTTTGAGTTTATCCGCAAATGCGCTATACATCAATACTTTAACAGTAAAAGCCTATAAATCAAGCATCAATAAAACTTGACATATAGGCTATACTCGGAGCCGAAAGCGGGACTCGAACCCGCGACTTACTCATTACGAATGAGTTACT